ATTTACTTCTTTTAATTTATATTCATCAGTTATTTTTCCAGAAACTACAATCGTACATCTACAAGCAACGTGGTAAGGAATCATTGGCATATTATTAGTAGGAAATACTCTACCATCTAAATCCATACAATCATCACATACTCGCTCATCTCCTGCTGATAGCCATTCTACATTTTTTATTCCTGTTCTATTATATGCATCTAATCTTCCTTGATTAACTGCTCTAGAAGACTCTGTTCTAGCTATCATATTGGAATATCTTTTATCGTTTATTGTGTATGAATATCCTCTTCTAGTAACTTTTCCATTTACTATTTTTGGTGCTACATCTACAATCTTTGGACCAATTTTAATTTCTCTTAATCTTCTAGCTATATCATAAACCCCATTACCTTCAGCTACTCCAGCAGCAACTACTTCCTTAATTCTAGTACTCAATCCATCTGATATATGCCTCATACTTTGATATGCTGCTTCTTTATACGCTGCTGTCTCTCTCCACTTCTGCCAATCCACCCCCTCAGGTGTCACCCCTAAATCAGTTAATCCTCTTTCAACTCCTTGCCCATAACTAGTTCCAAACGTGGTCCACATTCTTTCATTATTATGTATTGCAGCTATTTCTAATTCTCTATCTAATGCACCTGCAAATTTTTCAAAGTCTGCTGCCCCAACTGCCTTAGTAATAAAATTCTTTTTAATAACTATATCTTGTAAATGTAAAAGTAAATCAACTGCAATCTCAACAGTACTTCTTACAAGCTCATTAACAAAAACAATTCCTTCATTAACTGTTTCATTATCGTTAATTAAATTACTAGCCATTTCTTTTCTTATGGTAACTACTTTGGAGAAAAAGTCTTTATTAGAGAATTCTAATTCATCAATGTGCTTATCAATTAAATTCTCAACTTTAAATAAGTTTACAAAATTTTTAAAAGTAAGCATTTATTCTATTTCCGTATTTATCTCAACATTAGGTTTCGGTTCTATTAATTCGTTTATTCTATCTTTTATTTCTTGTAATTTATCTTTTCTTTGAGATTTATTAACATCTTCTACAATGCCTTTTAAATTAGAGGTTAAAATTAAAATATCACCATCATCTATTGATTCAAGTCCTATCATTTCTCTAGCTTCATTGATAGTGATTACACCTAATTTCCCCATCTTATCAGCCACATCTGTATTTTCTATCTTAGTTAATTCTTGGTCTGGTTCTTCATGATATATTTCTATATCCTCAAATCCAAAAGCTTGACTAATTAATACATCTGTTAAATGGTGAGCTTCTAAACTTAATAAAGGAAGAATAGCATCTGATTTAAATTGCTGTCTTTGCTCTGAACTATTCAACTTACCAGTTGTTCCATCTATAACACCTAATACAATTGGTTGTAATCCATATACAGCCATAATTTGAGTAAGTGTCCATTTTTGATACTCCATAAATTGCATTTCCTGATGGCTCTCAGCAACTCGTATAAATTGAACATCTTTAGAAGAAGTAACAACTAATGATGCTCCTTTTTTCTTAGCTCTTTGTTTCCAGAATGATTGGTTTGCTCTTAATTTATTTACTCCCATACCCGGAAAACTTAACACACCAGAAATAATTCCATCTGAATCTAATCTTCTTCTATTTAAAGCTGCGGCTTGATTATCAGCTTGTATAATATTATATAGTGTTTCAATTGGTGATATTCCATAAATACTTCCTGCTGTTGGGTTAGCTATAAAATAAATTAATTCATTTACTGCGAACTCAGCTACCTTTTTACTATCGGCATCTATAAAATAATATGCTGCATTTGGGTCTTTAAAATCTCCATGTATATCTACATTTAGTTTTATGTTTGTTCCTGATACATCATATAATTCTACTGGTTCACTAGTAGCAGTTTTTTCAATTTCAGCCTTTAATTTTTCTTTTAATTCAATTAGTTTTTTGTTTGATTCGGCTATTTTATTCTTATAAAAAGTAGATATCTTAGAATCTGTTAAGCCTTTTCCTGTAATTGTTAATTTAGTTAATTGCTTTACAGTCTTATCTATATTTTGTCTTAATTGTTTTAAATCACTTGCATTTGAATTAACAATTTCTAATGCACCTGAATCATAGATTAAAATATCTTTTAAATATTTTCTTCTAATGTTATCAAATGATTCTACTTTATCATTTGGATTACTTAATAAGGCATTTACTTTATCTATATGCTCTTGGGTTTCTTTAGATACATTTTCTGGGTCTTTAGGCTTAACTCTTATCTTATATTTAACAACTTCTTTAAGTATCTTATCAACACAAGAACGAACCCAAGGATTACCTGTGTAGCATTTCCACATTTCACTAATAGTTAATCCCTGATATTGTAATATCCTATTTGCATAATCAGTTCCATAGCCTATTCCATAAGAAGTAGTTTCATTTATTTCCCCCTTAGAACTTTTTGTTTTTACTTCTTTACTTAAAGCTACAGGTAATGCTTCAACACTATACTTTTTTCTTTTAAAATTAAACCAAGCCATTTATAACCTCCTAAAGTTCCACCCCAACCCAGTCTCCTGAATCGTTATCCACTCCTTCAAGTGCCGACACACAACAACCTGCTACTGCATCTGAAGTATCTTTAGAGCCCCTTTCATCATTTTCTTCTAAGGCTCTTTTTCTTGAGATATCTGGGTGGTCTATCTTCCCATTTTCTATTCTTTTTAATTCTTCTAATTCTCTTAATAATACTTTATACTCATAATAATTTAATCTACGCATATAAATTAATTCTTTTAATGTTTGATATCCAGCATCATTTTTATCTACCGACAATTGCTCTGATAATATTTCCCTTTTATTTAATAACTGAATCATATCAACACTTTGGTAACCATCAAGTGTTACCTTAGCAATTGTAAATCCTCTATCTTGTAATTTATAAATAAACTGCCGAATTCTTTCGAAGTCAATTTCTTTTCCATCTTTACCCTTTAACTGCATTACTAAATCTAAATAAACATTAACTTGAGATTCATCTATAAGAGGATTTGTCTTATAAGAATGACACATAGCAAATCCTGCACAATCTCCTCCGTCTTTCCCCTTAGCTAAATCTATATGTATATTATATTTTGCATCCCCGTGTTGTACTTTTAATTTATTTCTTAATTTAACTTGTTCCCCATCTAAATCTGTTCTATTTATTATATCATCTAATTCTTTAACTGAATAAGGTTTAAACCAAGCAGCTAATTGTAATTCATTTAAATCATGTGTTCTAAATGGGTTATCAATAAATGGAGATACTCTATCCTTATTAACATTTTCCCTTATCTTTGCTCTATGAGTAATAAATGAATTCCCCATTGTTCCAGACAATTCATTTGCAAATCTTCTTAATGCTTCTTCTGGATTCTTTTCAAAAGCACCCTTATAATCTTCTCTTGTTTTACCGGGTCTAACTTCCCAAGTGCATTTCTTACTTCTAAAGACTTTCTTATCTTCTTTAGTTGATTCCCATCTATAATTCATAAAATCATTTTCATCTCTTAAATAAGAAATTAGTATGATTCTAAATGGTGCTTTTTCTTTACTTCCCCACCTTGATTCAGCTGTAAACCATAAATTTTCATAGAGCTCTTTTGCTTTATTGGGCTTAAACTCTCCTACTTCATCAAATACTGCTAAAAGAATATTCATTCCTTCCCCAGTATATCTTAAACTATTTAAACTATGGGCAACTACATTTTTCTTAAATGCTACTTTGGTTGTTTGAATATCTTTACCATCTCTTAAATCCATTCCTTTTTCTTTAAACCAATTATTTCCGGTCTTAGGATTTACTACCCCTTTAACTGCCTGGGTCAATCTAACAAAAAATACATCTCTAGCATGATGAGCTGATAACGAAACATTTACTAAATCTATAGGTTCTGTTTCTGCAAAGTTAAAATATCTTTGAGGAGACCTTAAACACATTAAAAAATAAGCAGTATATAAAATAATCCTTATACAAATAAAATCCTTCCCACTATTATGATGTATTATATCTTGTGCTATATAATTATGTGTTTCTGGAATCTCTAAATCATAAAAATCTTCCTCCCCAATACATTCAATAGATTCTATCTCATCAAATTTTATCATAGAACTAATCCCAATTTTATTAAATCATTTCTTTTTAAAACTTCAATTACTTCATTTGGATATAACTTTCTAAAAGCATTCACCTTTTCTAATTTACCATAACCTTTTATTTCAATATATTTATTATAGCTTGGTAAATAAAAATCAGGAAAATAATTACCTAATTCTTTTAAATTAAAAAATCTTGGTTCATATTCCCATTTAATATTTTTAGAATCTAAATATTTAGCATATTTAACTTCCCAAGAACTTCTCATGTTTATATTTTTATACTTTTGTCTATGCCAATAATGGGTTGCTCCCTTTCGCATTGTAACACAGCAGCTACATTTACAATTTTTTTTATGTCCTTGCATATGTTTACCAACTTGGTATCTTTTAGAAAATGTAACCCCTCTTTTTTTATTTGTAACTGATATTTTATCTTTTACTTCTTTAGTACACGGGATTCCTTTATTCCAAGGAGTAGTATCTTTCCCCCAACGCCCCAAATTTTCAGCTTCTTTAATGTGTTGTGCATGTTCTTTTGTTTTCTTCACACCTGTCATAGTATTAGAAATATTCTGTCTTCTCTCTTTTTCAATCTTTTTATCTAATACCGTAGTAGAATTAATAGCTATCTTATTACCTATTTTCAAAGAACCTAATGTTTTCCAACCATCTTTTGTATAAAACTTATGTTCTGCACTTACTGTTACTTCTTTACCTGATTTAGTTTTAACTTTATATAATTTTGTATTCCCCTTTTTAAATGGAATATTTGTTTTTTGATTAACTATTTTATATTTCTTTCCTACTTTTCTTTTTCTTCCATCTTTGTTACAAATATATTCTTTATTATTAATAACTACTTTAATAGATTTAACTGTGATTCTTTTCTTATTATCAGCTAATTCTTTTATAGTATACTCTTTACCAGTTTCCTCATCCTTTAAAAGAGTACTTCCAGCTATACACCCTTCGCCCCAAAATAAAAGGTATTCTAGGTATTCGTGACTCCACTCTCCGTCTTTAAACAACCCTTTAAATACATCAAGTTGTGGTTCTGATAAATATGGAGGCAACCATTCCTTAAAAAATACTTCCGGAGTTACTGGTTTTTCTTCCCATATATCATCTATAGGTGCAGCTTCATTACTAATAGTTCTTAAACACTCATCAAAAATAAGCGATTTTATATTTTTCATTATATATATAAAGAAAATATTTTTTGACTATTTATTTATTCTATTTCTTATAAATATAACAATATTAAGGATAAAAGTGATAATACAAGAATAGATAGTCAATAATACTTTAAGTGGAAGGTATTTGATGTGATTATGGTTGGTATGTGGAAAACACTCTAAGCATCTTCCACATATAGGACAGGGTTTGTGTTCTTTATAATAATTATCTATCTCGCAATCATTATATTCAGTTTTACATAATGGACTTTGAATCCAAGTTGCTCCCCCTTCTTTGTTGCATTGAATTAGACAACCACATTTTAATCTATGTAGTACTATTTCTTTATTTTTTGCTTGCATCAATCTTATTAGCTTTTAATACAGCTTCTTTCCATTTATATTCAATTAACTTTTTTTCATCCATATCTAAAATAATTTCTTCTACTTTAGAAGAGAAGTATTTAGTGAATTCATCATTAGTTATAAATACACTTTTTTTAATATCTTTATCAAACCTTAATTCACCTATTACTTCTTCATTCTCACTTACTTGCTTAATTGTAAATACTAATTTTAAATCACTCATCTTCTTCTCCTTTATTTTCATTTTATTCTATTTCTTCATATCTTTTTTTAGATTGTAAATCATTCGGATTTTTTTCAAGGTGTAGTTTTCTAGCTTTCTTCTTATTCTTTGCTGTTCTAATAAATTGCTTTGCATATTTTATTTTTCTATGTGGTCTTCCTGCTTTTTTCTCTCCCGCCATCGTACTCTCCATCGTTATATATATTATATATTATCTTCTTCTTCTAATTCCTATTTCATCCAATATGCCTTTGGATTTTTTCCACTTTGAATATCTACTTATTATTTCATCAAAGCTTACAGGCATAAAGTTCCAAACATCTACACCTACATTAATACAATCTGTAATCTTATATTCTTTTCTAAATCTTTCTATTTCCCACTTTTCATGCACATGTCCTGTAAAGTTAATATCTACATCATAATTACAATGTTCTGGATTGTGTACTAAATTTATAATCTTACCCCCAAAACTAATCTTACAATTATGTATAATAGTTTTAGTTGAGTTATTTTTATCGTGGTTTCCTTTTATATGTATTATTTTTCCATTCAATTGCTTTTCTATTTCAGATGATTTAACTGGTACACCTTCTCCGGCTTTACCATTCTTAGAATTCTTAAAGCAAAAATCTCCTATATGAAATACAACATCATCTTCTTTAACTCTTGAATTGTGATTCGTTATAATCGTGTCATTCATTTGCTTTAAGGATGTAAATGGTCTATTACAATATTTAATTATGTTTGCGTGATTGATATGATAATCTGAAGTGAACCAAAAATTCATTAATCTTTCCCCTCTTTAAATAAAGCTTTGATATTTTCTTTTATTTCTTTTAATAGTTTCTTTTTATTTTCTAATTTAGGAATAAATAAAGTAAATGAAGATACCACATCATTTTTAGCAGCAACAATTTTCAACTTATAATGTGGTATGCATATCTCTTTACAGATTCTAAAGTTTAAATATTCTATTGCTATTACTTTATATTTTTTGGGGGTTGCTTGCTCTATTATAGTTAATATTTCTGATAATTTCATTTAATCATTTTCTCTATTTTTTTGATTGTCTTTTTAGCTTCTGATATATAACTATGATATTTATCTTTTACACCTAAACTTTCATTATCTTGTTCTATTATAGCAAGTGTAATTTTTAATATTTTAATTAAATTTGCTATTATTTCTTTATAATATGATTCCATTTCATCTCCTTATTAAATGTTCCAGTGAGACAGGATTTGTACCTGATTTGTGTCAAGCCTCCTTTTGAGACCTGAAGGCGCTTTATACATAAGTGTTTAGTAAACACTACATATAATGTACACCATTACATTACTCCAGTCTAGCTACTAGGACACTACTCCTTTCACGTGCTTTGCGTTGTCGTTTTCACAGAACGCCACTCACTGAATTTGAATTCCTCTGGTCAGGTGCTTTAACCATCCCTGACAAGTATCACCTCTAAAGGTGTTTATGTGTTGGTCAATCTTAGCTGGTATTATTCCAGCTCAGAGGAAACTGTTATTTAATTTAAGAACTAGAGGAGGCAATTTGTTTGCAACTATCGAAGAATACCAATTTCCCATATGGTGCATCGAACACCACTAATCTATCGTCAGGCTACAGCGCCACTCCTCTAATATGATTAAATAAATGCTATAGGTAGGATTTGAACCTACTACGGTATTTGTTTTCCACTGCCATTCCCGTTTGACGTTTCGTGAATAAGTACTTACTAAGCCTTCGGTCACCTACGTATAGCTCCTACTTAAGCTTTTGCTTTCCTTATTGTGTTCCCAGCCACCACTATAGCTTACTTATATTATATATTATTTATTTGATAAATTTAATGTTAAATATAAGAAAACAATCTAATACTTCACTTACAAAATATTCAGTACAATTTATTATATCTTCTTCAGTTAATTTTTTAAATTTCTTTAAAGTAAATATTTGATTTATATATAAGGGTTGGTTGGAATATTCTACT